GACGGAGGTCGCTGTCTTCACAGCTTACGAACCTGAGGAGTAAGAGACCAGGCGAGGGGGAAATCCCTCGCCACCTCTGATGAGTCAGGCATCCTCAACGCACCCGCACTTAACCCGCTTCGGCGGGTTTTGTTTTTTCCTGGCATTCTGGTTTACAATTCGCACGTCAGCCTGAACACCTGACACCTGCTGCGCCAGTAGAGAAAACAGATGGCGCACAAAACCAAATTTCACAATTCTGATACCGACCTTGCCATCCGGCATGGGCGGCGTTCACACGCATTTAAAACCGACTGGTACCAACACCCACCATGTACTGAAGAACAGGCCGAATGGCTAATTCATAACTACCGCAGACGCGGATACGAGATTAAGAAAGCCCTCAGCCTCGATTATCGTCACTGGATAATCTATGTCAGGCTCCCTTATTCCGAACGCCCACCGCGTCCGTCCCGCACATTCCAGCAACGCATCTGGAGGTAACGTGCGGGTATTACTTCGACCTGTTCCGGTACCGGAACTTGGGCTGGTGGTGCTAAAACCGGGCCGTGAATCCATGCAGGTATTTCATAACCCTCGAGTTCTGGTGGAGCCGGAACCGAAAAGCATGCGCGGTCTGCCGTCCGGAGTCGTTCCTGCTGTTCGCCAGCCGCTGGCGGAGGATAAATCATTACTGCCATTTTTCAGCGATGAGCGGGTGATTCGTGCTGCTGGTGGTGCTGGTGCATTGTCTGACTGGCTGTTACGCCACATTAAATCCTGCCAGTGGCCTCATGGTGACTACCATCACAGTGAAACCGTCATACATCGTTACGGTACCGGCGCGATGGTGTTGTGCTGGCACTGCGACAACCAGCTGCGTAACCAGACTTCCGAATCACTCGGGCAGCTTGCTCACCAAAACCTGTCAGCATGGATGATTGATGTCATCCGCCACGCAATGAATGGCACGCAGGAGCGGGAATTATCGCTGGCTGAATTATCCTGGTGGGCAACCATAAATAACGTAGCGGACGCACTACCGGAGACGGTGTTACGTCGTTCACTGGGATTACGCGCGGAAAAAATTCGCTCAGTATACCGCGAGAGCGACATCGTGCCGGGAGAGCAGACCGCCACCAGCATGCTGAAGCAGCGCACAAAAAATATTGCGCTACTGCCTCACGCCCACCAGCAAAACCCGCCACAGGAAAAGACGGTGGTAAGCATTGCCGTTGATCCGGAGTCACCGGCTCAGTATCTCCAGCGCCAGAAACCACGACGGGAAGAGATGCCTGTATACACGCGTTGGGTAAAAACGCAGAAATGCATGACGTGTGGTAATCAGGCAGATGATCCGCATCACATCATTGGTCATGGACTGGGAGGGATGGGAACAAAGGCTGATGATTTGTTTGTTATTCCGCTGTGCCGTAAATGCCATAGCGAACTACACGCCGGGGTAAAAGATTTTGAAGAAAAACACGGCAGCCAGCTGTTGTTGCTGATTCGTTTTTTAATGCACGCGAGAAATTCGGGTGTCCTGAAGTGGAAAGCATGAATGACTGAACGCATAGAATTTGTTTTGCCTTACCCGCCAACGGTGAACACTTACTGGCGACGTCGTGGCAGCACATATTTTGTATCAAAAGCCGGTGAGCGTTATCGCCGTGATGTGGCGCTTATTGTTCGCCAGCAGCGGCTGAAATTAAACCTGTCCGGAAGGCTGGCGATAAAGATTATTGCAGAGCCACCGGATAAACGTCGTCGTGACCTGGACAATATCCTGAAAGCACCACTGGATGCGCTGACGCATGCCGGACTTCTCATAGACGACGAGCAGTTTGATGAAATCAATATTGTGCGCGGTCAGCGCGTTCCTGGGGGACGGCTGGGCGTGAAGATTTACAAAATTGAGAGTGAGTGATCGTAAATATGATATACCCGGAAATTACAGGCAAAAGCGGCGAGCATTTACGTCTAAAAACGCTGGAAGCCGTCTGGATCCAGGGGAAATTACGGATGTGGGGGCGTTGGTCGTATATAGGTGGTGGCAAACCAGGAAATATGTTCAATCAGTTGCTGGCATCCAAAAAACTGACAAAAACCGCAATCAATGAAGCCCTGCGTAGAATCAGGGAGTCAGGGATTGATAAACCAGAGCTGGAAGCATTCTTGCGAGAGATGATCGCTGGCAGACAGAAGAGCTGGTTGTCTCACTGTACTGATGCAGAGGCGTTACGCATTGATGGGGTGATAAGTAAAGCGCTTGCACGTTATCCTGGATTGATTGATATCCTGCGGCAAAGGTACGAAGGGCGGGGGATGAGTAAACGCAAAATGGCTGAATTGTTGAATGAGGTGCACCCGGAATGGTGTTTTAGTACATGCGAAAAGCGAATTGCTAATTGGTTGGCTGTTGCTGAATATGCGCTATACATCCCTATGCGAGAATCGTTTGCTCAAAAAATGTCTTGATTTTTTACGCATAAACTGTTTCAATCCAGCTACGCTTCGCAAAGCTATACCGCGAGGCGAATAGCAGACATGGACACCTGAAAGAACCCGCTTTATGCGGGTTTTTTTATGTCTGAAAAACGGCACAGAACATTAAACGCGCTGGTAGTTGTGAATACTGGTCTTTCAGCTTGCTGGCTTTTTCGACAAGAGGTATTGGTATGTCACGTTAACCGGAAAAGGGAAAAAAGCATGCTAAAACAGCAGGATATGACCGAAACCGCCAGAGTGGTGTTTAATGAATTAAGCGTCACCGAACCGGCGACCTTCGGGGAAATTGCGCAGAATACTTACCTTTCACGCGAACGCTGCCAGTTAATACTGACTCAGCTTGTTATGGCGGGTCTGGCAGATTATCAGTTCGGTTGTTACAGACGCCTTCCGCAGTGAAGGCTTTTTAATTTGTGGTAATGGGCGGCTGGTGGGTGTTAGCGGCACCTGCCAGCCATCTGCTCATGCGTTGGGGTCACAAGCAAACCTCAGGCCCATCTGCTTTGCGCAAAAGCGGTATGAGCCTATCAGAGAAGTGCTTATTGATCTATGATTAATACTGTAAAAATATCCAGTTGTGAGTTAATCAACGCTGATTGCCTGGAATTTATCCAGACCTTACCGGAAAACTCTGTCGATCTGATAGTCACAGACCCGCCATACTTTAAAGTGAAGCCCGAGGGCTGGGATAACCAGTGGGAGGGCGACGATGATTACCTGAAATGGCTGGACCAGTGTCTGGCGCAGTTCTGGCGGGTACTGAAGCCTGCCGGAAGTCTTTACCTGTTCTGTGGTCATCGCCTGGCATCTGACACCGAAATCATGATGCGTGAGCGCTTTAATGTGCTGAACCACATTATCTGGGCGAAGCCGTCCGGACGCTGGAACGGGTGCAATAAGGAAAGTCTGCGGGCGTATTTTCCGGCAACAGAGCGCATTCTGTTTGCAGAACATTATCAGGGACCGTATCGCCCGAAAGATGATGGCTATGTGGCACAGGGGCGCGAGCTAAAACAGCACGTCATGGCCCCGCTGATTTCTTACTTTCGTGATGCGCGTAAATCACTGGGAATAACGTCAAAACAGATAGCGGAAGCCACCGGAAAGAAAAACATGGCTTCGCACTGGTTTGGTACCAGTCAGTGGCAGTTACCGAACGAGGGTAATTACAACAAATTGCAGGCGTTGTTTGCGCGTGTTGCGGCAGAAAAACATCAGCGCGGGGAACTGGAAAAGCCACACCACCAGCTGGTCAGCACATACAGTGAGCTGAACCGGCAGTATACGGAACTGCTGAGTGAATATAAAAATTTGCGGCGGTATTTCGGTGTGACGGCGCAGGTTCCGTACACCGATGTCTGGACGCATAAACCGGTGCAGTACTATCTAGGGAAACATCCGTGCGAAAAACCGGCAGAAATGCTGCAGCAGATAATCAACGCGAGCAGTCGTCCGGGAGACCTGGTTGCAGATTTTTTTATGGGTTCAGGTTCAACGGTAAAAGCGGCGATGGCACTGGGGCGTTGTGCGATTGGTGTTGAGCTGGAGACAGGACGTTTTGAACAGACAGTCAGGGAAGTTCAGGATTTAATCGTTTGAAACGGATGGGATTGCAGAATTAATTACGCACCATTATTATTCTGCTACCGGCCCTTTAGCTCAGTGGTGAGAGCGAGCGACTCATAATCGCCAGGTCGCTGGTTCAAATCCAGCAAGGGCCACCATCACATACCGCCATTAGCTCATCGGCAGAGAGCGTCAGCTTTCGAAACTGGCTGTGTGGGGCCCGGGTCCCCGATGGCAATCCATTATCTGCATTATGCGTTGTTAGCTCAGCCGGACAGAGCAATTGCCTTCTAAGCAATCGGTCACTGGTTCGAATCCAGTACAACGCGCCATATTCATTCTTCCAGATTTCTTCCGGCAGAGCCTTATACTGGAATATACCTGGCTCAGTATATTGTTGAAAATATTATATGTTTGTCAAAAATAAAAGTTCTGTTAAGTATTGATTGAGTGTTTGTTATACGGTCTAATGGTTTTTTCAGTATTAAATATTTATCATTCATATGGTGTGGGTAGAGTGAATATTGATGAGGCGTCGGGGTGTTTCATCCTTAGGCAGCGTATTGATATAGTCAATGCAGCACGAGCAAAGGCCTTCAGCCGTTTGACAGTTTTGTTCTGTACTCCTGATCGTCTTTCGGGAAGAGACGTTATTCTTCTGAATAGTGATGCTATACAGAGGGTTTGCGATGAGTTCATGGTTGCTAATTCAGAATTATTTGCTCTTGTTCAGGAGTACAACAGAATAGCCAGGACCTGTGGTATGGATGAACTTCGGATTACTCATCTGGGGTAGATACATATCTGGATTATCACCTGTTACGGTAAAAAGTGATTGCTTACTGTTTTTGTGAATGGCATTGCAGCAGCCGGATAATGTCAGTGCTGGCTGACTGTGTACTGGTGGCGGGTGTGGTGGTTGTTGCTTTCCCGTTGCTGAAAAAGAAAACGCCAGACTGTTAGCCGGAGAAATTTTTAAATACTTCACAATTCAGGCGGTTGACTGTTGTCTGGTTTGCGGGGAGTTTGTTAAAAGAAACTGGCATGGTGAATCCACCTGTGCGGAGGGGCAATCAGCGAGTAGGTATATGGGATAATCGCGGATTCAGGTGCTGGTACTGAATTCACCGGGAGGCACCCGGCACCATGCAATGG